CAAAAGAACACGGAAAAAGCGTCCGAAACGACATGCTAAATCTTATTCTAAACGCTGTCCTACCCGTAAAAAATCACGGGGGCAGGGGAAAAAACGTGTGCTCTAATGTACAAAATTTTAATACTAGCTTATTTAATTGGTCATGATCCCATCATAAGTCAACAGAATTTTGAAATGCAAGGGTGGTATAAGACCATGGAAGAATGCCAGACCGAACTCTTAAGTCAACACCCAGACCAAAGCTTCAAAGTCATGAGAGAATTTGTAGAAGATAATAACTTTCAGTGGGACTGGTTAGTTGCAGGTTGTACGAATGAGGAAACAGGCGAGAAATACATGGTTTTTCCTGAATATCCTAATGGAAAACCCTCAGAATTAGAAGGTTTAACCTTTGAATTAAAAGACATATTAATTTAATTTTCTCTTGACATAGTATATATCCTACATTACATAGGGTAAAAGAAAGTATGAGATATAAATATACAATTACTGAAATAAACAAAGAGCCTGAAGAAGTCCAAGCGATGAGTTATAAAAAGATGTTAAAATCTTTATTACTTAGGACGCCTAAATTTACGGGTGGAATGGCTTACATTAATAAAAAAGGGAGAAAAATAACGAGAAGTTTTCGTGATGGTAGAGAAAATACCTACGGAGATAATCAATATGATTATGAAAAACAGAACAAAAGCATTTAGCAGAAGTCTTTACAATCAGCACGACCATGCGGGTAAACAATTCGTAGCTAAAGTATTACGTAAAAAGCATGGAAAAGATCTTGAAATCATGGGAGATTCGGGCTTTGGAGTTGATCTTAAACTTTATAAAAATGGAGAAAAGATTGGAACGGCTGAAGTAGAAGTCAGAAACAATTGGAGAGATAATAATCCCTTTCCCTTTGACACCGTTAACATTCCTTACAGAAAAAAGAAATTTTTTACTGATGGATCTTGTGTTTATTTTAGTGTTAATAAACTTCTAACTCGTTGTCTTATTATTACAGAGAAAGTTATTCTTGAGAGTCCTATAAAAGAAAATCACAATAAATATGTAGCGAACGGAGAAAAATTTTTTAAAGTTCCTGTAGAAAAATGTGAAAATTTTATTTTAGACCAATGAAATATGCTGTTATTATATTACTTCTCAGTACAACTGGACTAGAAGAAATTAAACTTAAGTACGATGGGGAAAATTGTAGTGAGATTGCTAACGCCTGGGTTGATGTTAATATGACTTATTACCCCCACATTAAGGGAGATCCTAAACTTCAAGGATTTTACACCGATAAAAATAAACTATTATTAGGTTGGATTTGTAATTAAACAAACCTATCCTAAAGGGAAAGAAGGATAGGTATTAAAGGTGAGAAGATTGAGCTTTAACACAATTCAGACACAATTGTCAACTACGAGTCTATCTTTTCCTCTTCTTTGATGTGTTCAGCACATTGAAACTTAATAAAAACTCTATGCTCATTAATATATTCATCCCCCATGATTTGATAAAGCGTCAGGGTATCTTGTGTTCCTGCATACATACACTCGGCCCAGGTATTATATTCGACGTTTTTAGTGTACGGGGGCTGACAATTTCCATGCAATGAGGAGCATATAATCATGCTTAAAATTATTATTTTCATATTGACATTTTTTAAGGAATATCCTATATATTAAGTTAAATTAACAAAAGGAAAGAACATGACTGATATAACAAAGTATAGAAATGTATCTCTCACACACGAGACATACAACACTTTAGTAAAGCTATCAAAGGTTTTGTTACCGGATGCAAAATTGTCCATTAGTAAAACTGTAGAAGCATTAGCGCACGAGAAAGCAAGGAAGTTAAATGGCAAAGTTCCAACAAAAGTACGAACGGACTGAATCTAATCAGCCTCTAACACCGGAACAATATTTATGGCTTTCGGTTTTAACGAAGGCAGCGGATGATGCTATGTATACATCCGACTGGAGAGAATCCAAATCAGCGATTCACTGGTTTAGAAGTGGAGGAGAAGACTTCAAGGACGTTTGTGAAATGGCTGGATATGATCCTGCCTATGTCTGGGAACATATTAAAAGTTCCATTCAAAAAAGAGAAGCCCATATGGAATGGGTAAGAACGGGTAATCGGATTTATGTAAAACCTAATCCCGATGCACCGAAACGAGGAGGGAAACTTTATCATTCGTATTATCGGACAGGAATGAAAAGAGGACCCTATAAAAAAAGAAAGAAGAAGCATTTAACAGGTAATGCTTATTATAAAGCTAAACGTAAGAAAGACCCCTATTACGTTAAGATGGGAAAATTAGGTGGTCGACCGAGGATGTATAATCATGTATAAAGCAATCTGTCCCAACTGTAAAGGAAATGGCTATGAAAAAGTCAATGACAACAAAGGTAAGACAAACGTTCATCAATGTTGGATGTGCGATTCCACTGGAGAAATTAAGTGGTCTCAAGCTCAAGTTGATGAGTTTATTTATAATCAGTATTTTCGCAAGCGGCTGCAGTGAATTTGCACTGTTAGCTTCCGGTGCTAGTATAGCTGCGTCTCAGAACGCCTATACTCGGATCTATAGCGGAGTGGATGTACTCACCATTATGGGTACGGAAAAAGATATTAAGACGCATGTTTACGAAAATGCGAAACAAATTATTGAAAGTAGGAAAAAATGAAAGTTGATGATAAACCGAAGCACGAAGTAAAATTTAATTATTTTCACTGGGGACCGTTTCTCTTCCATACGACGATCTCGAAGGAACAGTGTCAAGACCTCTTAGATGCAGGGGCCAGGTGTCGGAAAGATGAGAAACTAAATTACCAAGCCAAGTTAGCGGGACACATTCGTCATGAATACGAACTTAGACCGGCGGATAAAATTGCGTCCTGGCTCGCTAAATATTTTGAAGCCTATGCGATTGGATATAACCAATGGCGAGGTCAGGGAAGCATGAAGCCCGACTTTAAACTCACAGCGCTTTGGATTAACTACATGCGTGCGGGAGAATTTAATCCCCCTCATGATCACAGTGCCGATTTATCCTTTGTGATTTATCCGGATGTCCCTCAAGAAATTACCGATGAATGTAATGCCTTTAAAGGAACGATGAGAGGACCTGGCGGAGTCTCCTGGTATTATGGAGAAGGAAACCGTCAGTGTATTTCGGTCGTGAATCAATTACCGAAGACCGGGGATATGTTTATTTTTCCAGCGTCACTCAAACACTGGGTCTTTCCTTTTAATTCAAAAGTTGAACGAGTCTCGGTGTCGGGGAATGTTTTATTTGACCAAGATTCAAGAATGAATTATATGGGCCCGACAGACACGGTTATCAACGGTAAGAAATGAAGTTAACTTCTAAATATACCTACCACCAAGGAACAACCATCACGGACCGTGGATCACGGATCTATGAGATTCAAGGCATGCGACTGCCTTCAGTGACCACGATCCTTGGACAAACGAAGGATGATACCTATTTAAAGAAATGGATTGCACAAAAAGGACATGAAGAAGCAGAACGAATTAAGAATTTATCATCAAAGCGGGGCACTGCCATGCATAAGTTCTTGGAAAAATACATCAAAGGGAATGGCTACGATGACCTTACGGAAATTGGTGTCCAAGCTAAGCCGATGGCTCAAAAGATTATTGAAGTAGGACTTACCCCAATTGATTATTATTACGGCTCTGAAGTCACGTTACACTATCCAGGACTCTACGCAGGATCCACTGATTTAATCTGTGAACATAACGGATTAGAAACGGTTGCCGATTTTAAACAAGCCAACAGACCTAAGAGAATAGAATGGATTGAAGACTATTTCTTGCAAATTGCAGCTTATGCCATGGCTCATGACTATGTGTATGGGAGTCAAATTAGACAAGGAGTCATTATGATGTGTACTCCTGATCTCTATTACCAGGAATTTAAGATTAAAGATGCAGAATTGAGAAGGTATAAACATGAATTTCTTAAACGATTAGATATGTATTACGAGAAGAAACGAGATTATAAAGAGGAACGACAGATTGACACTAATAAACTATTAAAGGAATTTGAGAATGACAGAAGAAAAGTACAAAGCTAATCTTATCTGTATATTTCCAACCAATCTATTGGTATCGGAGTATCCTCATGATTTTAAAAAAGAATTTAAATTTATTCGTGAGATAGAATATGACAACCAACAAATTACGGGAGTCTTTAGAAGTAAAGATACTTATATCCTAAGACGTCCTGAGTTAGAAAATCTTAAGAAATTTTTCTATGGATCTTTAAATACCTATTGTGAATCCGTTATCGGAACGAAACACAGAGTTAATATTACACAATCCTGGATCCAACGTAATGGACGAGGGAGCTTTACCCATGAACATACACATCCCAACAGTATAATCAGTGGAGTATTTTACTTTAGAAACGATGAACAAGCACCCATCAGCTTTACGAAAGATACCATCAATAGAATAACGATGGAACAGTACAAACAAACTAAGATTAACAGTGAGTCTTTTACATTCAACCCTAAACCAGGGGAATTAATACTGTTTCCTAGCCACTTAAGGCATAATGTTTTGATTAATCCAAAAGAGGAGAGCAGATACTCCTTAGCGTTTAATACATTTTGTTTTGAGGAGTTAGGAACGAAGGAAAGTTTAACACATTTAAATATAAAGGAGGCAATAGATGAGGGAAAGAATATATAAAACCTTAATTCAGCGTTACACCGGTCAAATGGAAGAGGCTTTATTAAAGGTTGATATGCTTTTGACCAACAATGCCAATGGAGCCGTTATCGTAGGCCACACCGACATAACAGGCGAAATTGATAAATTGTTGAGTGAAGCTGCCAAAGCGAGTGAGAATATGGCAATTTTAAGGCGCTTTTATAGCAGCAATTAGGCAAGAATTCTTACATATAGTGTTTATACAGACAAATTTTTTTAAAAAATAAAAAAAATAATCGAAAAAAAGTGTAAAAAGTGTCAAAACATCAATTTATGTAATAATATCAATGACTTAGAGTGTCAAAAAGTATGACATTTTTAATTATTATGACAGAAAATAATGTCAAATGTTAAATAAGCAAGCAATACCAACGACTTATTGGGTATACGGGCAAACAAGTTGGTAGTAGGTGTCTAATTTGTCTGTGAGATCTCTATATAGGGGTGTATAAGAAGCGATGCGTAGGAAAAAGAAATCTAAATATAAGCACGTTGTGATCAACAAGAAGAAGTTTTATTTTTATAAGATTTCATGGGTTGACATTACTGCCGATGGGGGTCATGCTACCTCTGATGAGTTCGATAAGTTTGAGTGCTCTAAGATGGTCACTTTTGCTTACGTTTATAAAAGGACCAAAAAATTCGTCTGGACTTTTGCTAGCTATGACGAGAAGGATGAGGCTTATTCTGATCGGAATGTCTTCCCTGCAGGGGTCATAACTGAAATGGAGAAATTAAATGTGGAATCCCGATAATATGTATATCTTTGGAATGACTATATTTTTACTGTTTTGTCTTGTACTTTTGAATCAGATTCCTCGGTAGATGTTTCCTTTTTTCCTTTGTTCTGCTTTATTTGTTTTGTTGGTTTGGATAACTCTGAATTGGGAGTGACATTTAAAATTGGTGCATAATCGTCTAAAATTTGTTTCATTTTGTTTTCTAGCTCTTCTTCTGACATATCTTCTAATTTCCCATGTTTTATTATTTTTCTGTCTATGTATAATCCTGCTGCCTTTCCACGATTTGCTTCAGCGTTTACAGCAGAGGAAAAAGATCCTTTCTTCAAAGCAGCTTCTCTAAGTCTAGCGAGTTCAGCCAGGTGGCCATCATAGGTCACTTCAAATTTCTTAAGTCTTTCTTCTTTGAGTTTACCTACATATTGAACTACTAATGGGCTGAGTCTAGGATTCAGTAATTCTGATCCCTCTGATCTTGCTCTCTTTGGAGAATAGCCAGCAGCAATAGCTGCTTCGGCCTGAGTCATAGGTCCATCAGGTCCCCCGAATACTACGTACTCGGCGAATCTCATTTGCATTTCTGTTAATCTCTTTGGCACACCCATACTTGACAATTTAAGGTAACAATCCTATAAAGTCAATATGAATGCAGAAATTAAAAAGTTAAACTATCTTCAAACATTAGAGCAAGATCTAAGAGCTTTACGTACTGAAAATGCAGAATTAAAAGTCCTGTTGAAAGGCAATCAAGCTATTGTTAAGGACATGACTAGAGATAATTTTGAATTGAAAGATAAATTAGATGAGTCAGAACAGGCATTAGCAAATGCCCTAGCTGGTGATGAACGAGTGAAAGAATCGGACGCAATCATTATGAGTAAGATTGATCGGATCAATGAATTAGAAATGATTAATGATGAACATAAAAAAATGAATGGAAAATTACAAACAAGATTGACAGAGTTAGAACAAGAGAATATAGAGCTTCATGTTGATAACAAAAAGCTAGCCAAGCAAATTGACGATCAACTCAATAGTTTAAGAAAGGCTGGCGTATTATGAGATTAAGAGAGTTAATGGGTTTTCTACAAGAATTTATGGACAACAAAGGCAAAGGACAAAAAGGATCACTCGGTGATGCTTCTGTCTTTATGCAAGTTGGTTCTCACCTAGAAGAATTAAAAAAAATTGAAGTGCAAGAGAGTACAATCATTGGTGCAAATTCAATGAGAGTAGTATTCAAACCTGAAAGATTAAGACTAATTAAGTCCCCTACTGACCCTGAGTCGGGGTTTAAACTGTAAGCAGAAGTTACTTTGAAAAATGCAGTTAAACCTGAACGAAAATTATGGCAAGATCTTAAAAAAAATACATGTTCCATCCAGTGGATTCGTATTGAAAACCTTAGCATACTCGGCTGCCCTGATCTATTGGGGTATAATACTTCTGGGCACTTTTTCACTGTTGAGTTAAAAGTCGCCAAGGGTAATAAAGTTAGATTTTCTCCACACCAAATTTCATTCCATAAGACACATCCTAAGAATACATTTATCCTGCTCCGGACCCTCGGTCCGAGAGCCTTGAAACTTGTTCCAGGGAACAAAGTTCAAGAATTATTATCCAAAGGCCATGGTCCATGGCCCGTAGTAGATTGGTCTGAGATTCAAAAACGTTTTGAGCTTGTGGCTTGAGGCTTGAAGCTTGCAGCTTGGGGCTTGGGCCTCGGGGTCGCTTGGCGCTTGAGGCTTGCGGCGTGGGGCTTGGAGCTTGATCCTTGCTCCACGAACCGGACTGAATTTTTAATATTGAGATAGTCGTTAGTGTTTCGGGTATGTGACATTGGCTACCTTCCTGTCCCAGCATGCTCTACAGCTCTGGCACTTGTTGCCTTGGTCCGCAGCTGGACATGTCTTGGCCTGAGTCGACACAGTCGACGTCCACGGCCAGAAGGTTACTGGTCCTTGATCAATCATGTGTGAGCTCATTCTAATAATTAAATTTGACGGTATTATGTCCGGATCCATGAGACGCAGGAAGCGTGCTTCCCGGGTCGGCATCCAGTGTTTTGTATCTGGTGTTCTTTTACAAACTTCAAATATGCGCTTGAGGTGCTCGACTGATTGAATGTCTCCTGAGTCGTGCCATCTGAAGTACTCATGGCCAGATATGAGGGCCACCATTGCTTCTATCCAGTCAGGGTGCATGATACTTGTAGCTCGACGCTCGAGTGCTGTCTGGACGTTGTTGAACCGATACCGGCCCTTCAGGGCATAGCAGCCGGCGCAGACTGAGCCTGGCACCTTCACCAGCTTCTGGCCTGTCAGGCACATGCTAGCCGGCAGGTTATACGCTGGTCCAGGCATTTTGGATGGTGCAGACAGGCCACCGGTGATTTGTCTTGCTTCTTTCTTTAACATAATTTTTTATATCCTTTAATTGTGTTCTTTTTTAGGCTTGGAGCTTGAAGCTTGGACCTTGAATAACGTGTTCGCTTGTGGCTTCTTGATCAGCCCGGCATTCCTCAGGGACCACAGGAAGCGTTCGCACTTCCTAACGTAAGCGGGACTGAGATCCCGCTTATCGTGGATG